TCTTCAACAACACGCTTATTGATAGCACGGCGATTCATAATCCGCTCTACCTGAGCCATGTCAAAGTCTGATATGGTTTTACGCACTTGGCTCAACTCTGTTCGTACACCAACATCAATCACATATGTTTTTGGTGGAACGAGGAACCCTTCACGAATTAACGTGGATATTTCTATCTGGTGGCTACAATTGGTAAATATGTCCCGTAAGCCCTTCTTGTCACCACGGTTGGGGGTAGCGGTAAAGCCAACGATTTGAACCCCCTCATTGGCCTCCTTTGCGGCGTTAATGATACGTTGATATGTATCCGCAATGGTATGATGCGCCTCATCAACCACGATCAAATCAACCTTGGGCATTTGCTCTAGGTTTTTCTCACGAGATAGAGTCTGCACCATTGCGAACACAGCATCACCTGACCAATCCTTTTGTGCAGCGTTTACTTCACTGGTCTTCAAGGATGGGTTAACGAGATGAAATTTTGTTGAGTTCTGTGAAACGAGTTCATCACGATGCTGTAGCACAAGCACGTTCTGTGAACTCTTGTGGCGTTTACCAACTAGAGCAGAAAGCATGATTGTCTTTCCAGCCCCAGTTGGTGCAACGACTAAAGTGTTACCGTGCTTATCCAGTGCATCAGAAGCATCGTTTACAGCGACTTCCTGATACTCACGGAGGATCATTGATCTAGCCTAGTCTATACCTGTGAGTACCTGACTTTTTATCGTAGGTCTTCACAATATCAAAACCACATCCTCTAATGACATAGATATGATTGTAGATTGATCCTCTTTTTTTACCTATCACCTCATGTATTTCATCAATGGTTGCTCCCTTTTTACGAGAGATCAACTTCATTGTTGACCTACAAAATTTAGGCAAGTCTTCAGTTAGACTCACATCGTTAAACTTTGCGTCAAAGGTGGGAGGGGACTTTACGGCTCTGGTGTCCCCTAAACCAGATTTAGCGACCACTGAAGGTTTGCCGCTAAGACATCGCCATAGTGCCTCTAACGCGCCCATGATGGTGTTACCCCCGCTGTTGCTGTACTAGGTTGTGCAGTAGGCTGGGATACCACAGGTGCTTGAACCACAGGTGCTTGAGTCACAGGTGCCTGTGTCACTGCATGTGGAATATAATTGGGTGAGTCTGTTGTCAAGACTGTTTTGATCTTGTTCTGATCGTTATACCTTTTTCTGCCTTGTTCATCTTTGGCAGACACTTCTATTTTTAACGAACAACATATGGTCATGCCATTGATCATATTGATGCCTTGAATAGATGCACGTTTTGCTCTAGCGTCCTCACCTTCATCCTTTGGCGATATACCAAAGCCACTATCGACCATTTGTTTGATAGTGTTTAAACCGATCTTTCGTGCTTTTGACATACCATTTTCATCCTTAGCATCGCCATCAACGAAAATATTTTGCCATACTTTGCGTTTATCATATGGACCGCCAACGACTGTTAATTCAATTGGCAACCATTTAGCACTGGTGGTTTGTGATTGTTTGAAATATTTACCAGCACCATACTCTGGGATTTCAATATCACCACCTTCTAACTTAATGATTGCGCTAACGACAGTGCCATCAGGGATAAGTTCAAAGTCTCCACTTCCGCCTTCCATCGGCGGTACGTTATTTAGGTCAAGCATTCTCTTTTTCCTCTTCTTTGTTATTGACCGTTTTAGGATCTACAAAATTCAGTGCTTGTGGTCTAGGCCCAACCATTTTGTCGAAGAGTTTGCCTAGATGCGGCTCTTCTATACCATCAAGTCTGCCGCTTCTGTCTTTGGCAGGATAGCCCCACTGGTTCATATTATCACAAACAAAGGCTCTGAATATTGTGCCGTCATCAGCGGTGAGCGTTGTCATGGTGATTAATTCATCCACAATGCCCGGCAACTCTCGACCTGTCTTTGCACCTTCTATCTGCAAATCGTAAGTGACTCGACCATAATCATCAGTCTTTTCGTCAAGGATGCCAACGAATATCACATTCTTCTCACGAATATGCTGGAGATGTGTGAGCCAAGCCATCATCTCACGGCCTTGTGATCCATAAACCGATCTTGTGTCTAATACACCTGACTTGTTCCGTGCCTCAGGCAAATTTTGATTATAAGAAAAACAAAGCCTACCCGCCACCGTGATACTATCTATAAAAATCGTATCATACTTTTGTAATAAGGCTGCTGGATCTCCATAAATCTGACAGACTTGCTCAAAATGGGTTATTGAATACGGGCCATCTGTAATCGCAGGATTACCACCGCCCAGAAAACATGCAAAGTCACGACATTCTTCCCAAGTGCGGGGTCTGATAACATCAACCTTACACCCTTCGATGGCCGCGTCCCCAGCCTCTAAGTCCATGAAGAGAGTTTTCTCCATATCTAGGGTACGGACAAGACTTGTCTTGCCCACCCCTGACTTGCCACATATTACGATCTTGTGACCGCGTTTTTCGGCAAGCCTTTCTTCTGCTGAAATAATTTTAAGCATTATTCGCCCTCCTTCCTTTTTATATCAACAGACACGCCCTGCAACTCCACAGTGCGTGCCTCTGATAATGCTGCCTTGATATCTGGTGTTGCATTCTGGAACTTAGCCTCTGCCACACTGTATTTCACAGTAGCAAGATGACGCGCAGTCTCATCGTCCATCGCACCAAGTACGCGCAACAAAGTGGCCTCATCCCAAACCACACGTTTCTTGAAATCAACAGTAACTTTGAACTCACCACTGGTCATAGAAGTCTGACCAAAATCCTTGCCTTGCTGAGCAAGTTGCATTCTGGCAGTCTCTTCAAACTGATCTTGTAGAGATTTGTTTACGATCTTCAGTTCTTTTTGGAGATCACTAATTTTAGATTTGAGATCCTCGCGCTTGTCAAACAGAGCGGTCAGATCATTCGGTAGACTAATAGCGTTCATCGCCTTCTCCTTCAGTTAATGTCGCTAAACATAAACTGAAGATAATGATGCAATCTTTTCAAGTCAAGGGTATTTTGAGAAAATTGTTATTATTTTTTTTTGATAAAATAATTTCTATATTAAACAAAGCTTTCATCAGCTTCTTTTTTAACTTGAACTCTTGAGTCTCTACACCTTTTGCGTCCTCTACAACCTGTTCAAGATTTCCATAATCGTCAACTTTGTTATATCTAAAGTCAGCCACATACTTACAGATCTTTTGATCATTGACCACCAGATCATATGACACTTGCCTCTCCAGATCTACTATGTACCCAGCTTTTTCCATAGCTGTAAGCTCACCCCATCGCTCTGCTTCCCACTTGGAATCAAAGGTTATGCCCATGAAAGTTGTCTTCCTGGCACCATACTTGTTTGTCTTGCGTTTATAGTTGTACATGTTATAAATATGGACATTAATGGTTAAATATGGGAATTAGTATAATGCCAGACACAACTAAATTCAAGTCGGTTGCAGTTGATTTAACAACTCACAACAAACTGGTAAAGCTCTCAGAGGATGAACACAGGAACGTGCGCCAGCAAATAGCCAAGCTAACTGCTGACGCTTTTGATAAGAAATACGGTCAGGGTGGATTAGGCTCTGCGGCTGTGAGTAATTAGTCTGCTAACGCTCTCATGCGGTCTACCAAACGCCGTGCGCGATTAGGGACTTGTGTGTACCATCTTGAGTCCACCATCTCATCCGCTGCCTTGTTCCAATCACGAGCGTCAACGCCAGCCTTCATACCCTTGAACTTGCTGAGTCTGGGTCTGCCCATATTAAACATCATATTGCAAATGATGTGTTGTGCCTCTTCTGGCAGATCATCAAAGTCTGGATACAATACTTTGCATTCGTCAATCGTCACTGCCATGTCTAACGCAAAAAGGTTTTGCACACGATCCTGTTCGACAACTGTGCCGACAGGCTTACCATGCTCTTCGTCAGCTTCAGTTATTAAGTGACCAATTCCACAAGTAGGAAGACCGAGATGATCCAAATATATCTCATACTTACACCCTTCATCTTCAGCGATTTCTTCGCGCAGTTTGTCTTTGTTCATTATGGATTTCCTAATAAGGCTGCTGTAGAGCCTGTTATTCCCAGAGCTTGAGCTACACCAGGATTCGCCGCTGCTTGTTGTCGAATTGCACTGGTTCCTGCTGGAACCGTGGGTTGTGTTACGTTTACTGATCCAAGACCAGATGCTGCGTTTGGTTGAGTCATTTGACCTTGTATCGCGGACAATTGTTCGCCTATGCCAGAGCTATCAATCACAGATGAGATCTGTCTTTCGGCTTCACGAGCGCCTTCTTGTATGACTTGTGGAGGAGTTTGGATAGAAGCATTCGTAAAAGCTTGAGACATTAGTCTGCCCAAAGTTCTAGCTCTTTCCTCTGGATTTTCACCTTTAATCTGTTTCTTATACTGCTTCAGAATATCATCGTAGTATCCGCCAGAAGAAAATACTCTACCAACAATAGTTAATTTTAACAGCTTATCTAAATTTTGTAGAGGACTTGCCGCAATGTTGGCTGCAACCAAGTCACCGCCTTTAACAGTTCTGGCATTAAACTCCAGTATCTTTGCAAAAGACACCATATCATCAGCCATGCCCTCATCGAAGATAGCTTTTAATTTTCCACTTTCATCTGCGTCTAATATGCGTTTAGCAAAATCACCAAGAGCTTTTCCGTCAGTAGTTAGGCCATCACCAAAATCTTCAATCAACCTTTCCATGTAATTACCGCGTATCTTATCTAACGCGGCTTGATCACCTTCAAAGCTTTTAACTATTTT